AAAAGCTAGACCGAAAATAAGTGATGATTTATTTGAACTATCAAACACCCAATGGAAAGATATTATAAATGAACGTATTAAAAATGAAATAGACAGAACTATTGCTATTAGATATTATTTAGACGGAATACCACAAGAAGATATTGGCGCAGAAGTTGGTTACTCTAGAAGCACAGTCAGAGACCATTTATTTAAGATTATCAAGATAATTGAAAAATACGCCAAAAAGTAAACGTAGACTACCCACAGTGGTAGTTTTTTTGTGAAATAATTTAACCAGAAAGGAGATAAAAGGTATGAGATATAAAAAAATCAATTACTTATTTTATCTTCTTTTATTTTTTTAGGAGAGTGAAATTATGGAAGAAGAATTAATGAAGGAATTATTTAATAACGGAAATAATGATAATGATTTTTGGATCTTAGCAATATTATTTTTATTTTTGCTAGATTTTCCTAGAAAGCAAGATCCAATTGTCGTGAATATAAATTTAGGAGAATGATAACATGTATAATAACCCTTATATGAATGCTTATAACCCACAAATGACAAAAGAAAAGTTGGACGAAAGTATAACAAGACTGCAACAAATGCGAGATCAATTAAATCAAAATATGCAACCCACAATGCCTACTAATTTGACGCAAAACTTTTCTTTATCACCAGCTCCACAAACTGGTATGAAATACGCTAATTCTTTAGATGAGGTTAGTAAAGAAATGGTTTATTTTGATACACCTTTTTTTAGCAAAGATATGTCGGTTATGTGGCTTAAAAATGCTAAAGGCGAGATAAAATCTTACGAATTAAATGAGATTATTCAAAAAGATGATAAAGACTTAAAAATAGAATACTTAACGGCTCAATTGCAAGAAATGAATAAAGGAATGAAGCAAATGACTGAAAGATTAAAGGAGATGGAAGAAAATGCAAGCAATGCAACTTTTAATGAACCAGTTGAAGAACCAGTTGAAGGCGAAGAACCCACAACTACTTCAACAGTACGAACAAGCAAGAAAAAGTAATAACCCACAAGATTTTTTAAATCAAATAACAGGAAATTATACGCCAGAACAAATGACAGGTTTCAAAAACTTTATGAAAGGCTTTGGAATACCTGACGAATATATAAATAAATTAAATATCAACACGAAAAGTGTCGATATAAATAAAAAATAGAAAGGAGAATATTATGAACGGAAGTGGAATACAACCAACTGTTGAACTTGCTACTACTAACGGCAACGGCTATGGTTATCCTTATCCAGTTTATCCAATGTTTGCTGGAAACGGAAATAACGGCGATGGTTTCTTTGGTGGCGAAGGAATTTGGGCTATCATTTTACTAGCACTATTATTCGGTAATGGTGGTTGGGGAATGGGTGGCTTCGGAGGCTTCGGTGGTTTCGGTGGTTATGACTTCCCATGGTTATTAACAGGCCAACAAGGAATAAATAATAACACTAACGAAGGTTTCAACTCATTACATTTAAGCAACCAAATTGAAGGTGTTAGAGATGGTGTTTATGGTGTTTCTAATCAGTTGTGTAATAGCACTGCTAGTGTAGTTAGTGCTGTAAACAATGGTTTCGCTAATGCAGAAGTTGCTGATAATGCTAGACAAATAGCTAACATGCAACAAGCATTCAATAGTCAAATATCTACATTACAAGGTTTTAATAACATAGGAAGTAGACTAGATGACTGTTGTTGTGAAAATCGTTTAGGACTAGCCAACTTAAATGCTACTATCCTAAGCGAAAACTGTGCCGACAGAGCTGCGCTTGCTGATGGTTTAAAAGATGTGTTAATTAATCAAACGGCTAACACTCAACGTATATTAGACCAATTATGCAACGATAAGATAGACGCTAAAAACGAGAAGATAGCAGACCTTCAAAGAGAAATCTTAATGAAGGACTTACAAGCTTCACAAGTAGCTCAAACTGCTCAATTGAGATTAGGCCAAGAAGCTGAGGTTGATGCTTTGTATAACAGATTAAGCAACTGCCCAGTGCCAACTACCCCAGTATATGGTAGAACTCCTATATTCACATGCAACAATAATGGCTGTGGTTGTAGTGGGAATACCTTATATGGAACAAGTCAATTTATTTAATAGCATATAGTCATAAGACAAACTCGATTACGAGAACTTGCTAAAAAATGTCGCAGTAGTGTCGCACTACTGTCGCAGTAGAGAATAGGCAAGTCTTATTCTCTTTTTATTTAGAAAGGAATGATAAAATGATACAAGCATTACAAATATTGCCTCAAATTTTAACTAGCAATACTGACAACATAAACTTTTCTTCAAGTGAAAGAACAAGAAGTGCTACCTGTTGTGGTTGGCTAAAATACACACCAGGAACTAGCAATTTTACTATTATAGGTGGTGGAAAGTATGAAGTTTCTTTCAATGCTAACGTTACAAGTGAAACTGCTGGAGCTTTAGCATTAGCATTAAAAAGTTCTTTAGGCGATGACGTAGAAGGAACTGAAATGGATACTGTAATTGCTGCTGCTGGAGATTATCAAAATATATCTTTCACAAAAATAATAGAATTATGTCCAAGAGTGAATAGTACATTCGCAATTGGATCCTTAGCTACTATTGGTGGTGTAACACCAGCTGTTGAAACTGAAATTCCAACTATTAAAGACGCAAATTTAATTATCCGCAGATTATCAGGTAATTAATGAATAGAGTTGATAATTTATCTTTGGTATTACAAGCATTAAGCTTGCAATTATTATTTCAAGATTACAATAATTCTGATTTAATGCAAGAATTACAAAATCAGGATAATAATTATTTAGAAAAGATAATTCAACAAAATGAGGAAATAATTAAATTACTTAAAGAAAGGAAGTAATTATGAAGGAAAAAGAATACGAAATATTGGAAAAGACACAGGAAGCAGCTGTTGAAGGAATAAGCACAGTATTAGAGCAAGGTATTCAAACAACTAATTTAGACTATTTGTATAAATTGGTTGACATTTATAAAGATACTAAGGAGGTAGATAGTATGAGATACAATGGTTATGAATATGGTTACGACAATTATAATTATGGACGTGAAAACTACGGAGAAAACTATAATGATAGATATGAAGCTAGAGGCAGAGGCTCAAATGCAAGACGTGATAGCAGAGGAAGATATAGAGGCGACGAATATATGGATCGAATGGCTGGAGAATTTGGCAACTATCAAGAAAGTCGTTCTAGATATGGAGCTGGCGAAGAAACTGACAAGGCTTTCCATTATATGGTAAAAGCATATGAAGAATTTACTAAATATCTATTTGAAGAGGCTGAAACACCACAACAAAAACAAATGCTAAGAGAAGCTGTACAAAAAAGCATGATGTAAAATGTATGAATTTTATAATGCAAATTCTCGTGGAAACTTTGTCAATGACTGCGTTGTAAGAGCTATTTCGGTGGCTGAATGCAAGACTTGGGACGAAACTTATGATGAATTGAGCGAATTGGCGCAAAAAGATGGGATATTATTAGACGACGTTAGATTTGTTGATGATTATTTAGATAGAAAGTACAGGCGAGTTCCTTTTCATTCTTTAACTGTTGACGAATTATGTGACGAATATCCAAGAGGCACTTTTTTAATAACTATGTTGGGACACATTACTGTTATGATAGACGGAATTATTTATGATATTTTCGACTGCCGAGACAGACCCATTTGGAACGTGTGGCAAGTAAATGAAAAGTGTGATAATTTTAGGACTTGACTTTTTGACAAGTTCTTTTTTTTCGTTTATAATGTAGTCGTGAAGTTGAGAAACTCATAAAATCTTTTTTAAATTCAAGTGGTGAAAAACACGTATAAAGTCGTAGGAGGATAAAGATGAATAGAAAGTTTATAGAAGATTTACTTACTTCAATTGAAGATGAAGGAACAAAGAAAGATATTGTTGATAAGATTATCAATAAATATGGAGAGGCTGTTGAAAAAAGCAAAACAGAAATAGCAACCTTAAAAAATGATTTAAAGGTTAAAGATGGTGTTATTGAAGACCTTAATAACAAAGTTAAGGAAGCGAATAACATTGATGTTGAAGCTATAAAAAAAGAGCAATTTGAACTTGGTAAAGAAGAAGGAAGTAAAGAAGTAGAAACTTTCAAAAAATCAGTTGCTTTAAAAGAGGCTTTAAAAAGCACTAAAGCAAAAGATATTGAATTGCTAGCTAAACTTATTGACGAAAATAAAATAGAATATGAGGAAGCTGAAGGCAATTATAAGGTTAAAGGCTTAGATGACCAAGTAAACGGCTTAAAAAAGAGTCATGATTATTTATTCGAAGCCGAGCCACAAAAAGAAGACACTAAACAAAGAATAGAAGTTGGCGAAGAAAGATATTCTGAACCAAAGACTGTTAAAAGTGATTTGTTAAGTGCCTTACACGAAAAATATGATAAAAAATAAGGAGAGATGAATAATGATTACATTAGCACAAGCTAAAGTAGGTATGGCTGATAAAGTCGACCAAAATGTTATTGACACTTTTAGACGTTCTAGCTTATTACTAGATGCTTTAGAGTTTGATAACGCAATATCACCAGGAACTGGTGGATCTACACTTACATATGGATATATACAATTACAAAGTCCATCTACTGCAGGTGTCAGAGAAATAAACAATGAATACCAAGCAAATGAAGCTGTTAGAGTAGAAAAAACTACAAAAGCAAAAATAATGGGTGGTAAATTCCAATTGGATCGTGTTATTATGCAAACAGATGGAGCTGTTGATGAATTAGCTTTCCAAACTGAACAAAAAATTAAAGCTACAGCAAACGAATATACTAACCTAGTTATAAATGGTAATAGTGCTTCTACTGGTAGTGGTGTTGTTAATACATTCGATGGACTAGATAAATTATTAACTGGATCCGATACAGAAGTAACATCAGCAGTAGATATTTCTACAAGTGCTGCATTAGATAGTAATTACAATGCTTTACTTGATGAAGTAGATGGCTTTATTTCATTACTAGCTGAAAAACCAACTATGTTATTGATGAATAATAAAATGTTAACTAAATTAAGAGCTGCTGCACGTAGAGCTGGCTATCATAAAGCAGAAAGAGACGAATTTGGTAGACAAGTTGATTATTACAATGACATAATTTTAATGGACGCTGGTAAATATTATAACGGAACTAATACTGTTGATATAATTCCTGTTGCTTCAAAAAAGACTGATATTTATGCTATTAAAATTGGTAGAAATGCAGTACATGGTATTTCTCCAGAAGGAACTAAAATTATCCAAACTTATCTTCCAGATTTAAGCAGACCTGGAGCTGTTAAAGATGGTGAAGTTGAATTAATTGCTGGGCTTGCTTTAAAAGATAGCAATATGGCTGGTGTATTAAGAGGCATAACTATTGAACCATAGGGAGGGAATAAACATGAGATTTAAAAATTTAGAAACTGGGACAATTCTTGAAGTACCAAAAGAAAATAAAGAAAGAATTGAGAAATTTAGAGGTTATCCTGATAAGTTTCAAGAAATAGGTGAAGTATTGTCTCATAAAGTAGATAAAAAAATCGAAGATCCAAAAGTTGAAGACCCAAAAGTTCCAGCTGAGGACGAAAAAAAAGAAGATAATAAAGAACCAGAAAAAAAATCAAAGTAAATTGGAGGGCATTATGGAATTTGGAGTACAATACCTAAGTTATGACGAATATGTTAAGTTAGGAGGCGACTTAAACATAATGCCTTTTAATTTAATCGAATATGAGTGTCGTAAAGATATAGACGAGCATACTTACGGAAGATTAAAAAACTTTCAAGAACAAACAATGGACGTAAAATTATGTTTAAATGCTTTAATCAATGAAAAAATTTTATATAATACCACAAGAGGTAAGTCGAGTGAAAGTGTTGGATCTTATGCTGTTACTTTTGATAAACCAGATACTAAAGAGGAAAAACAAAAGAAGCTTTCTATAATACAAAAGTATCTTGGGGAAAGTAAACTTGAAGACGGCACACCTTACTTATATAAAGGTTAAAATGATAACGAATACTAAAATGTGTGTTTTTAATAAAGATGATAAAAGCAAAGAAACAAGATTTGTAAAGCATTTAATTGATAAAGTCTTTTGGGACGATAGCAAAGGAATTAATCTTAATCGTGGATATGATGGTGCTGATGATGTCAATATATTTATTCCTAAAGATGTTAACGACTTTACTAAATATGTTAAACCAAAGCAATTTGAGGCATATAAAAATTGGACGTTAAAAAAGGGAGATATTATTGTTCGTGGTAATGTTAATGAAAAAGAAATTAAAGGAATTAAAGACTTAGCTACTAAATATGATGACGTGTTTATAATAACTTTAGTTGATGATAAAGACTTCGGTAGTTATGATATGCAACATTTTGAAATTAGAGGTAAATAATGAGTTTAAAATTAGAATATCATCTTGAAGATTTTGTTAAAAACAAA